AAAACACTTATTTTTTCAAGTGATGAACAGCCCTTAAATGCTGTATTTATGCGGATAATCGGATTTTCTATATCAAGTTTGAAATGAATTATAACATAAATAACGTATATTATCAATAAAATAAATATAATTGATAAAAAAGTATCGACTTATTACTTTTAAAGTAGTATAATCTAAAATGTCAGGAGGTGAAAATGTGGGATATACAACAAAAAAACTAAGAGAATATCGTATGGAACAAGGCTTGTCAATGAATGAGTTGTCGTATAAGGCTAAAATTACGGCAAATCAAATATCGTTACTTGAAAAGCAAAAAATTAAAAGACCGCAAGCTGCAACCATACGAAAGCTTGCAGAGGCATTAGGCAGACCGATTACAGATTTCATTGAAAAGGAGGAAAACTAAGTATGAATGAGTTGCAAAAAGATAGGACGACTTGGTGTTTTGCTGACTTGTGTCATTATAGTATGCCACAGAACAATGCCAAAGAAACAAAAAAATAACGATAACACGCCAACCAAAGCAATCGTTATCGTTATCAGTACAAGACGTTTCCGTCTACAAGATATTATATCATAGATTGAAACTCTTGTCAAAGCAAAATTTGAGAGGAGAAGTTTAATGAATAATTTACAGATTGTAAAATCAGCACAATTCGGAGAGGTACAATGTGATGTGTACTCAGACAATCAAGATATGTTTATGACAAGTGAACAACTCGGTAAATGCTTACAATATGCAAGTCCACGAGAAAGTATCAATAAGATTGTTTCAAGAAATGGTTATTTAAAAAGTGAAGAATTTTCTTCCGAAGTCATTTTGACTTCGGAAGCAGGACAGAGAAAAACAAGAGTTTTCACAGAAGACGGCATATATGAAGTTACATTTCTCGCTAAAACCGAAAAAGCAAAAGAGTTCAGAGCGTGGGTAAGAAAGTTACTGAAATCATTGCGCAAAGGCGAAACGGTTAATATCGCAACAGACCGCTTAAAAGAAATTGAATTACAAGCAAAACGTGACAGAGCCACCGCAATGTTGCTTAATGCTCAAAATCGTATGATAAAAACGCTTTTATCGAACACTAAGGACAAAAACTTATCACAGATTGCGATTGATGTTATGGGCATTAAGGCGGTGGAGCAGATAACGGGTAAGAATATGAACCAGTATTTACCCGAATGTGAAAAGCTTTATTCAGCAACGGAAGTCGGT